ACCCCGACGAGTTCGGGAAGGCAAAAAGCCTGGGCCGAAGACCGTACCCGTGAGACCACACAGACGGTCAACGCCCAAACCGTGCAACTAAGTTAGCCAATGGCTAACCAGCTAGGCGGCAGGCACGCCACCCCTTCAACTAACCCCGGTTGGCGGAAACGGTAGACGCAGTGGCTTTGGGAGTCACCGGCATTACGCCTTGAGGGTTCGATCCCCTCACCGGGGACCTTTGTTTAGTTTGGAGATGGTGTCGTAAACCCAAGTATACATGGGTTTCGAGAGTTTCATGGACTCTCGTCAATTACCGCATTGTAAGCGGTGTTGGCGATACCATTTCCGCCATTCTGATTACCCCATACTAATCCAGTTCCTAGATAAGGGGATATATCAATCCTTAATATCTATATATAGTAGTTTAAGAATGATTGGAAATCCAATCTTTTTTGATTGGAAATTGCATGTAAAATTCCTAAATGGCAAAAAAACGTGCTACCACAGGCCAATCGATACAGTTTGACTTAACTGCGAAAATGGCTGCCTATGTGAATGACCTGATGGACGAAGAAGGTTTTGGTAACCAGCCTGCTTCGATTGTCCAGGCTGTCTTTTGGGAGGGCATTAGGGCGCTCATCGACAAAAACTCCATAACACGCCGCCCAGGAAAAATAGAAAAAGACTAACTTTTTACTTGACGAAATGCCTTTACTCAACTACAATATTAGTCAGAGTATGCGCCGGATACCGGGTCTGGTTCCGGGACTGTTAGAAGTTTACCATTCGCACTTTTCCAAAACTCAACCGTCTGAGCTTTAGATTCTGTTTTCTGCCAGCCAAGCTTTACAAGCGCGTTATCCAGCTCATCCTTGCTGTACAAGCGCATTGCGGCCATTTGTTATGCGGCCATTCTTAGCTCAAAGCAACGATTGGTATTTTCCTTCCTGATGCCATCATCTTTCGCGGCGGCCAGAAATTCATCAAATGTCATTAACGGAATTGCTTTACACAAGATGCCATAATTAGCTTCCATAAGTGTCTCAATTACACCCGTTATGTCATCAAACGCACGTTTCAGATCATTGCTCCCAATATGAAGCCCCAGGACATCAGTAGAATTAAAGTAGTGATACCTATCAAAATTGTGGTAGTTCACCGTAATAATAATGGTGTCTACAACAGGCTTTAATGGGACTATTTTTTCTCTCATAAAAAACGCCTTTAACGCCCAGTCAGGACGCGGGTTATCAATATTTATCAAGTTTGTGCAAGACAGCATAGATACAACAGATTAATTATATGATTTTTTGCGTTGTTTTTCATGTGATTTACAACACAATTAGCCACTAACTATCATATATCCCTGATAAGTGACAATAAAATAACTGAAAAATCATCATTTTGGTGTACAGACATTAGCTTGTTGATTGGTTAAGCTGATCATGTTTCTTGGTTGCCCCCGCGGCATAATTCCCCCCACCCAAGAAACCAACCCCTCCCCGTGACCGAGGGGTTTTTATTAAACTATGTTTCGTAAAGTACATACTTCCGCAAAGACTGCAAAACGAGGGCCGCACAAAAAAATGCAATACCAAAATGGGCAAATTTTGAAAAAATAGAACAAATTTATCATAAAGCACGAATATCTGGCCTCGAAGTAGATCATATTATCCCATTGATAAGTAATAAAGTTTGTGGCTTTCATTGTGAAGATAATCTGCAACTTTTGTCTAGGACAGACAACATCAGCAAAGGTAATCATTATTGGCCTGATGGATTTTTTAATTAAATACTTGACATTTTCATTTTTAATGAATATCTTTATATATAAGTTAATGACCGTGAAAACATAAGTTATTAACGATGTAGTTCCGATAATTCTTTTTTAGAACCGGATGAACGCCTCAAAGTAGGCACTACGCCATTAGTAGTAATTGGTAGAAGCCGGCCCCCTCTAGGACAAGCCCTTCGAGAATGATTATTCTCATTTTCCAGGAGAGCATTGTAATGTCCGTAAATATACCTTCGTGGTACGTCCAGCAATATTCCACCAACATCGATCTGTTGTTACAGCAGAAGGGCTCCAAGCTCTCCAGCGCTGTTTCAATGGGTTCTTATGTCGGCACCCAGGCCTCTCCCGTCGATCAAGTAGGTTCGATTGAAGCCAATACGGTCACCTCGCGTTTCGCCGATATGCCGCGTATTGATGCCGCACTTTCCCGGCGCTGGGTCACACCGACCGATTACGATGTGCCGCAGTTGATTGACAGCTTTGATAAATTGCGCCTCCTGACCGATCCGGGCAGCCGTTATGTTGAAAATGCGGTTTATGCCCTGGGCCGCAAGAAAGATACCGCCATCATCAATGCCTTTACCGATGCCGCGAAAACCGGCGTCGCTGGTGCTGGCAGCACCATCTTTACCGCCGCCAATGAAGTGGATGTCTCCACCGGCGGCGCCAACTCACGCCTCAATGTCGCCAAAATCAAGGCCGTTAAGGAACTCATGCGGGCCAACTTCGTGGACTTTGACAACGATCCGGTCTATATCGGCCTGACCGCCAAAGACGAATCCTCTTTGCTGGAGGATATCCAGATGGTATCCTCTGACTTCAATCAGAGGGACACCCCGGTTTTGCAGGACGGAAAGTTGACCCGTTTCCTCGGCATGAATTTCATTTATTGCGAACTGATTGAAAGCGTGGCTGCCGGTACGAATGAAGTGGATGTGCCGGTGTGGGCAAAATCAGGGATGCACTTGGGCGTGTGGAATGAAATACAGGCTTCAATTACGGTGCGCAATGACATCCAGAGCGAACCGTGGCAAGCCTATGTCAAGATGACCTGCGGCGCGACCCGGCTTGAGGAAAACAAGGTATATTCAATAGAGAGCTATAGAGCATAATGGCTTTAAATATTACAGATATTTACTGGCTGGCCGGATTTATGGACGGTGAAGCATGTTTTTCTATGTGGGGCAAAACGCCATCTATCACGATAGCGCAAAAGGAAATGTGGCCACTTGAAAAAGTACATAAACTTGTTGGTGGTAAATTCTATAAATTCAAGAATTGGGGAACCAATAAAGAAACTTTTTATAATTCCCTGCATATTCATGGCAAACGCGCTATCGGCCTGATGATGACGCTTTATTCTTTGTTGTCCCCAAGGCGACAAGAAAAGATTGAAGAAATCATTGCCAAATGGAAATTAATACCTTGCCGTGGAGAACATAACAGAATCAAAACTCATTGCAAACGCGGTCATGAATTTACGGAACAAAATACATACATGAAAGCAGACGGTTCTGGCCGTGAATGTAGGAAATGCCAGAAGATACATAACGAAAAGTATCTCTCAAAGAAACAAGTTTTACAGATAGCTTAACTTAACGTGGAGAATTAACATGGCGGTAGCCAACACTAAAAGCACTTTCATTACCAATGCCGATGCCGATCCCAAGGTATTGACCAGCGATTATATCTCCAAAGGCACCCTGTATGAGGCCGTCGGCACGGTCGAAGTTGCCGCCGCCGATGACGATGGTTCTGTTTATCGCATGGTACGGGTACCGTCAAACGCGCGCATCACCAGTATTCTGACTGGCTGCGACGCCATCACCCTTGGCACCTCCTATCATCTTGGCGTCTACCAGACCGCCGCGAATGGTGGGGCCGTGGTGGATGCTGATGTCTTTGCCTCCGCCGTTGATTTATCCAGCGCGCTTGTATTTACCGAGCATATGCTGGAAGCCACCGCAACTGACATTGACAAGGTGGAAAAACGGTTATGGGAATTACTGGCGCTGGCCGCTGATTCCATGCGTGATTACGACATCTGCTGGACGAGCGTAACCAATGGCACCGCCGCTGGCACGATTGCGACGAAAGTGAAGTACGTCATCTAATGGCCGACCGGTTCTACAGCGTCATCCTCGGCGAGAACATGCAGCACATGGTCACGGAAGGCGCAGCCACGTCCTCGGAAGCCATTGAACTGCGTGTGGCCGATACGATTTATACGAACAAACTGCATGTGCTGATGGGGCTGAAAGCCATTGAAGCCTATTTGCAAATGAAAGAAACAAGTCCGATTGCTTAACTTGAGGGAATACTATGAGTGTCCTTGACAATGTAACCATGCTGGGCGAAGCCGGTACAAGCCGGGTCGCTGATGGCGTATCCGCCAAATTGCGGCTAGGCAAAGACCGTGAATTGATTACCGGCATGGCGCACAGTCTCTATGCGGAAGCATCGGCACGCGGCAACCTGTACATGGCGAATGCGATTGTCACCGCTCCAGTCATCTGGACGACCGAAGCGGGCACCGGCGGACCGCTGTTGTGGAACGGCTCGACGACCAAGAAAGCGAGTATTCTGGCGGTTGGCTGGGGTATTTCGGTGGTGTCTACAGTGGCCGCAGCCATTGGCTTGACGGGCGGCAGTGGACAACCGGCGGCACCGACTACTGCGACCGCGATTGACAGTTCCGCTAATCTGTTGATTGGCGGGGCCGCATCAGCCTGTACGCCGTACCGGGTAGGCACGACCGTAGCGAACCAGTTTTTCCTGCCCTTGGGTAGCGTATCTACAGGCGCCCTGACAGTTACTATAGGAGACATGAACTGGGTACGATTAGATGGCTTGATTACCGTGCCGCCGTCCTGTTTCGTATCGGTTGCGGCTTCGGCCACGGCGACGACACTGGTGGCGAACTTCGGTATCATCTGGGAAGAGTTAGACGTAGGTTAGATAATCCATGCATTTTAATACGGGTCGCAAGCAAAGCGCGGCCCATATTTTCAAACGTGTTGAATCTATGCGTAATTCTGGCGGCTATGCCAGATCTGCGGCTGCACGACGGGCTACGCGCCACCCGAATCGAGACGCATTGAAAAAAGAGTATATGCGTGTGTGGCGACAGAAAAATCCAGAGAAAGTAAAGGCAGCAAAGCGTCGATCTACGGAAACGAAACGAGTCCACTTAACAAATTACGAAAACAACCGACGGGCTGGAAAACTACAAGCTACGCCAAGGTGGGCTAACTTAGATTATATTGCCGGAATGTACGAGGTTTGCGGTTTATTTCGGTCTATCTGGCTGGATTTAGAAGTTGACCATATTGTGCCACTAAAAGGGAAAAACGTGTGTGGGCTCCATGTCGAAAACAATCTTCAATTACTTCACGCTAAAGATAATAGGGTGAAGAAAAATAGGTGGACTGACGTTCTTGCCTATTAGACGTTTAATTTATTCCAGAATATGCTATATACTGAAAGGGCGCTGATTGCGCCCTTTTTTAATTAAGGTTTCGCGTATGCCATGAGCAGTGAAACAGAAATTTGTAACCGTGCCCTGCAAAAACTGGGGGCCGGAAGAATTACCTCATTGACGCAGGATTCGGCCAATGCACGCTCCTGCAATGTCGCCTATGAGCCGATCCGCGATGCGGAACTTCGCGCCCATCCATGGAGCTTTTCAGTAAAGCGGGTGCAACTGGCGGCACTGGCGACCGCACCCACATTCTATTTTGATAATCAGTTCCAGTTACCCTCCGATTTTTTACGCCTACTGCCACGGGATCGCTTTGATAATCTTGCGGATCTGGACTGGACGATTGAAGGGCGCAATTTATTGACGGATGATGCGGCGCCGCTCGATGTCCGTTATGTCGCGAAAATTACCGATCCGAACACGATGGACGCACTGTTCCGCGAAGCCTTGTCCTCCAAAATCGCCTATGAACTGTGCGAGGAAATAACCCAAAGCAATACTAAAAAGGAAGCTGCCAGAACCGATTATATCATGGTGATCCGGGAAGCACGCCGTATCAATGCGATAGAAAAAACGGCCGAATATTTGCCTGAAGATGAATGGTTGACGGCGCGGGCTTGACATGTCGCGTAGTTCACCTTTGCAGTCATCATTCAGTTCCGGTGAATTTAGCCCGCTGGCCTCCGGTCGCGTGGATTCACAGCGTTATGCCGCAGGGCTGACGACGTGTCTCAATTACATCCCGGCCATCCAAGGTGGATTAGCGCGGCGTCCTGGCACCAAATTTGTGGCTGAAGTCAAAACCAGCAGTCTGGCGACCCGCATCATTAATTTTGAATTTTCGACGACGCAAGCCTATATCATTGAATTCGGCAATCTCTATGCGCGTTTTTATAAAGACAATGGCTCGATCACCTT